CATATTGAGCGTTAAGCTTTATAGCCTTATTGATAGCGGCTTCTCTTTCAGCGTTAGTTCTTTTTTCAGCGTCGTCAGCTATCTCTCTCAGCTTCTTAATGTCTCTTAACATTGTAGCCTCTTTGACTATAAACTCGTTCTTTTTTTGCTTTAGTTTATTCTCTCTGTCAGCGATAGCTCTACCTTCAGAGTAATTAGCTTTAATCTCGTCTCCTAGAGAAGAGAAAGCTTCTTTAGCTTTAGCGGCGGCTTGTTTGAATTTGCCTTGCATAACTAGCGTAATAGCCTCTCCGAGTAGATTAATCCGACGCATAAGAGTACTGATTACAGCTTTAATACCGCCCAAAGCTTTAGACATTATATCAGCTCCGCCTTTAGTATTTTTAAAGTAAGACGTTAGAGCTCCGACAGCCGCTCCAAGTGCCACAACTATAGCTCCGACTCCAGTACTAATAAGAGCCATTTTAAAAGTCTTAGCTCCTCTCGCTCCAGCCGTAAAAGCTCCCTGCATAGCTACGCCTAACTTACCAAAGACACCGCCAAACATAGCCATCTGTCCTTTAATAGAGTTAGCCATATTACCGAACTGTTTCTTAACCGCTCCAGTAGCTTTTTTAGAATTGTTTTTAAACTTATTTAGAGGAGCTTTTGTCTTTTCGAGACCCTTCTTTAAGGCGGCTGAGTTAGCCGAGATTCTTAAAGATAAGTCGGTCATTACCTTATTACCTTGAGTAGCCATTATTTAAGTATTAGTATTTATTAATATAGACGTTTGAGATTAAAAAGAAAAGACACTACTTACGTAATGTCTTAACTCTCTTTAACTTACTTAACTTTTCATCTAATTCACTCCATTCTTTAGTAGTCGGTACTTCAACCTCTATAGCTTTAATATTTTCCTTATCCCAACTAAAAGGCATAAGCTTACTAGGCTCTTTAATTCTATCCTTCTTGTCTATCTGAATATTAATTAAGTATAACGTCTGGAGTCTCATTTTCTCCAGCTCAAAACGCTGTACGCCCTCGTCTCTTTTGCTCAGTGCCTTAAAAGAATGATAGAGCTCTAAAGGAGTTAAGATATAAAAGTCTGTCAGAGATAGTCCTAGTCTTGCTAAGACTACTCCGTACAGAGCCTCAGTATCTAGCTTTTCTTTTTTTTTACTCCTGTAGAGTCTCCAGAAGGAAAGAATAAGCTCATTTTTTCGATAAACTCATTCATTGACTCATCTAAGATAAACTCGACCTCTTCTCTCTTGAGTTCTAAGGTCTTGTCTTGAGCCTTATGACCAGCAACTAAAGAGAACCATAACAAGACCTCAAGAAGACTCATATCAGCGTCAACTTGGTCAATCTCTTTACCTGTCTCTTTTTGAAAATTCTTTAGAGCAAAGTAACTAATCCTAATAGGATAAATCGAACCTTTGTAAGCAATAAATTCTACCATTTTATTTTATATTAAGTGATTAAGAAACCGTAGCAATAGATAAGAGTCCAGTTCCTTCTAAGCTACCTGAGTAGCTAGAAACGTCTCCTACAGCTCCAGACAATGACAGAGAAACTATATAACAGTCTCCATACTGGTAAGTATCAGCTGAACTATTTAACACTAGAGCAAACTCGACAGCTGTATCGTTGCCAATAAGCTCATCTAATAGGTAAGAGAAGTTAAGAGTCGCCGCCTTCCAGTAAGTACCGTCGTCTACGTTAGGAGTATTACCTGTATTCGAGCCTTGCTGAGAGATATATATAGTACTTACGCTAACACCGTCTACAGTTGCAGTCTGAACTATAAGCTCATCAGCGTCGTAAGTAGTGCCACCAGCATAAGCCGCCTTAACATCCCAGTTAGCACCGCTGTCCTCAGCTGGATTATTACCAAGATTAGAAGCTACGTCAGAGACGTAAATCTCGCCACCGAAAACAACCTCGTCTAAATCAGCGTAAGTAGTCGCCGCCTTCCAGTAAGACAGAGCTATATCTACGTCTCCAGAAACAGCTCTAGCTACAAGACCATTGAAAGAAGCTGACCACTCTTTCATATCTACGAGCTTCTGTTTCCAGCCGTCAGAGTCGAGAGTAGTTACTTCTATAGTCTCTTTATTAATATCTAAGGTAAAGTCTTTACATTTAGCGATTACTTGACCGCCATATCTTAGAACAAAATCCTTAGAAAGAATCGGATTGAAAGCCATATTTTCTAATTATTTAAGTTATTATTCTACAAGAGCCAAGTCGTTAGTACCTTCAGCCGAGCCGCTATAAGTAGATACGTCTCCTACAGCTCCGCTTAAAGACATACTGGTAATAAAGCAGTCTCCAGTAAGAGTAAGAGTACCGCTTCCGCCGTCGCCGAAAACAACCTCGACTACGGTATCAGTATTAATAAGGTCATATACGAGCTCTGAGAAAGTCTCTCTGTCGGGAGTGTCAGAGCCTCTAACTACTAGAGCGTTAAATGAGAAAGACCACTCTTTCAGGTCTACGAGTTTTTGTTTCCAGCCGTCACTATCTAAGGTAGTTACGTCAATGGTCTCTTTATTAATATCAAGAGTAAAGTCTTTACAAGTACCAATAGCAGTGCCGCCATAAGTGAAAGTAAAATTTTTCGAGAGAATAGGTTCAAAAGCCATAATTTCTAAGTTTAAGTTAAGTTATTTATTTATAAATTATTCTATATTCTAAGCTCCTTACATAACGCTCCTTCTCGCCGTCAAGCGTCTGAGTGTTACTTATAAAGAGAACGTCTTTTATATTTGTGTCGCTATAATCGTCTAATAAGTCTCTTATTGCGGCTGAGATAGTATCTAAGTTAGCTGAGTTCTGAGACAAGACGACTACAAATAAGTCATAATACTCAAGTATGCTATAATCGTCAAGACAATCTTCGTTCTCAGTCAGTCTACTATTATAAACTATAGCGTCGTTATCTGGATTAAGATTGTCAGGTAGATTATTAGAGTATATTCTACTACTGACAAGACTGTTTAAAGTACTATCAGAGTTCATTAACGTAGATAAATCTGTATTGAAACTCATAAACTCATACGTCTTTTTGTTAAACTATTCCTAATTTTTTATTTACACTCTTAAGCCTACGTTCCAGAAACTTATTTACAGAGTTACCATATTCCTTATTAGCGAACTCTATAGTCTCTTTAATAGAGGAGTCTACTGTAGCTTCTACGAAAGGTCTCGTAATTGATAAAGAGCCTCTGTTTAAACCAGCTCTGACCTTACCGCCAGATTGCTTATTAGCGACTCGGCTTCTACCTTTAGTCTTACGGACTTTAGTTCCGAACTCAGTAAACCTTAACCAGAAAGCTGACATAGTAATTCCTGAAAATACAGTTGTCGGCTCTCCTCGCTTAGTCGTGGTCTTTACGGACTTCTTATACTTACCTCTAGCCGCCTGTAGCTTCTTTCTGACAACTTGATTAGCGGCGTCCTTATTGAACTGAAGCATAGCGTTAGCCTGTAATTTAGTCGGGAGCTCCTTGAGAGCCTTCTCGACCTCTTTCGCTCCTATTAACTTAAAGTCTACTATGTCTTTATTGCTACTCATCTTCAAACCTTATAGTCCTTATAACGAAGCCTTCTTTTCTACCTATATGCTCAATACCTAATACTTTATAATACTCGCTATTATACAAAATTCTACATTTATAATTAAATCTATTATCATACCTAATAGCGAAAGTAGTAATGGTAGAAGCTATAGCGTAGTCCTCGTCGAACTCCGTACTAGCAGACTTATGAGAGACTGAAGCGTATGTAGTCTTCAAAGTAGTATACGTCTCGACTGGAGTACCTACAGCATTTTTAGCAGTTGTCTCCTTCTCTATTGTTATACGTCTATCAAGCTTCTGTAGAAACATATTTTTTATTCAGTTGGATAAATCTTAAACCTCTTAACTTTATAGAAAGACAATATATTTTCAAATAGCGGATTGTACTTAGTGTTACTAAAGTTAAAGCCGCTACGTCCATTGTCATATAAGTCAGCTATCTTAGTTAATATAGCTTGTCTTAAAGGAGCTGGAAGCTTAGTATCAGCATAACCAGACTCAAATATAATAGTTAAATCCTTAGTCGGTACTCCTGAAGTTAATGAGACCTCAAACCTATCAGAAAACGTCCTGAGCTCGTCTACCGTATACTCAGTAGTATCAGAATCAATAATAGACGTTATACTTATTAAGTTACTCTCTCCAATAATAAAAGAATTACTAGCGAAGTCTTTAAGGACAATGGTAGTAGTAGTAGTAGCTATATCGGACTCAATATAATTTTCAGCAATCTCAGAGGCTATCTGAATAAGCTGAGTTATATAATCATTGTCGTCAGTAAAGTCACTGTCTATACGTAAATGTCTCTTAGCCTCTTCTAGTTCTATATGATACTCGGTCTTACTCTTTACGATACTCATATCTTCTTTTATTTGAAAGGTTATTAAAAAGAAAGGGAGCTTCGGAGCTCCCTCTCCTATGGTAGAAGCATTACTCACAAGGAGCAATTCTATACAGCCGCTACGTTCTGGTTAGAAATAAAAGCTAAAGTATTAGCAGTTACGTCAGCTATCCTACTAAATGAAATTTTAGTATAAGCGTCAGAAGCGTAAGGATTAACCAGTAAACTCATTCCACCCCAAAGACCGACAAAAGCTTTACTCATATCTCCGTAAGCAACTTGATAAGCGTCAAGAGTATGACCAAGAGCTGAAGTTCCGTAAGTAGGAATACCAGCAATATGACCTCTGTTAGAGCCGTCAGTAATTCTAACTATAAAGTCAGCAGTTGAAGTTGACTTATCAGTAGCCGCCAGTTTATAAAATACAGGCTTAGACATAATGAAACCTTCTTTAACAAAAGTATCAGAATCAAGACCAGCAATTAAGTCTAAAG